CAGAAATGAAAAAAGTAATTCAAGCCACGCCAGCCATATTTCGTGGCGGGGGATGGGGCGGACAAAAATGAATATAAGAGTAAAAGTTCAATGCTTTAGATGTTCAAAAGAATTTATAATACCAAAGTCCGAGATCCGGACGCCTTACTATTGTTATGGGTGTAAATAATGATTAAATTTAAAATAAAAAAATATGAAAAAGGAATAAGAATTTTATTCTTTTATAAAGATTATCTAAAATTTCACTTTGCGTTTGGGTGCGATTTTAAAATATTTACTGTGGGCATTATGGCTCATCAAAATTTAATCCTTTTTGATTTTTATCCTTTTTGGATGGCGTTAGAATGGTAAACGATGTAAACGATGTGCTTGCTAATCGACAAGATGATTACGGTGACGCTTTGCCTAATTTTCGTAAGATTGGCAGAATATGGGGGGCGTTATTAGAGATTGAAGATATACCGCCGTTTAAAGTTGCATTAATGATGGATGGGCTTAAAAGCGTAAGATTAGCCGGAAATCCGGAACACGATGATTCATGGGTGGATAAATTGGGGTACACAATTCATGGACGGGCAATAGCCGAAGATACAATTAAAAGATGTAAGTGTGGAGCGTGGCGGGATTTGAACTTGGACTGCCCTGTCTGTACCCTTATAAATGAAAGACAAAAACCGAAGGGAGAATCGAAATGATCTCAACCAATGGAGCAACAAAATGATCGCGCAGATGAACGGGGAAACAGGCAACGCCTGAACCGTTTAGACAGATCTTTTTTAGTCGGCGTTTTGACGCTTGGGATCTTGTTAGCGACGCCAGCGCAAGCGGTCGCGCCTTTACATCAAATGGGGTTTGTTAAACGAACTCCTGCTTTTGCGATGGTTCACGCGCGTAAATTAATTAAAAGTCCTACTCAATGGACTTGTTTGAGGCTTCTGTGGACGGCTGAGAGCAACTGGCGACCTAATGCGTATAACCATACGGCGGTTCGCCAAAACGGTCTTAAACTCCATGCTGGCGGGATTCCGCAGATCTTAGGAATGAATCCTAAAATTTCCGTTGAAAGTCAGATTCAACAAGGATTAAAATATATAACGAATCGTTATAAAACGCCCTGCCAAGCGTGGAATTTTCACTTAAAAAATAATTGGTACTAGGCGGGTTTCAGACTTGTAAAGGTTATGGTTTAGCCCTACTTTTAGATCGTGACCGGAAAGTCCGAATCACGAAAGGGGTAAAAAATGAAAGAATCAATATTCGACCGTGAAGGAATTAATAAAGGAATCAAGCAATATCAGCAGTTTTTAAAAAAACAAATTAATGAAGAAATGGCTCGCGCTGATATGGCGAAAGAAGCCGAAGAGCGTGGGTATCGTAAATGCGACGCTCAAGAATTAGTCGCTCAAATTGGAAAAATGAATGTAATGGCAATCTCCGGTGGACGTTTTGAAGTCAGGGAATCCGGAATTACTTTGAAAGTCGGTCACGGATATAGCGTCGAGATCGATTTGAACTTCTTGGATCTTTATGACGTGAAGCGTGTTTATAGTCGCGCGGGAGATCGTTCGGTAAAGGGAGAAGTTAGGGACGTTTACGCACACGATATTGGCGATGTTGCGTATTACGCAAGTTGCTATGTAAACGTTGCTTTTGGCGGTAAGGAATGGCAGGAAATAGTTAAGTAGATGTGGTTCATGTATCGAAAGCGTGGCGCTTGGCGCTTGTCAAAGGTTACGCTTTCCGATACTTTTAGATAGTAAGGGAAACCAACAAGAAGGGGCAAAAATGGAAAAGTCAGAAAAAGAAAAATGGATCGAAAAAATGATCCAAGAAGAAAACGAAATGGAAATGTCTGCCGCTTTTGGAAAAGGCGTGAAGGTTATTAATGCGGTTACCGGTCAAAAGTGGGTGACAAAATAATGGGAATTTTGAATCCTTATCTATCCGGTCTGCCCATAACCTTGTTATGGGTTGGCGCGTCTGTTTGTTTTTATCTATTTATTAAGGGGGAAAAGTAATGTTTCAATTAATTAAAGAAGGCAAAATGATTTATGAGGCTGAAAATATTGATAGTTTGTATATTTACCTTCATAAAACCCAAGGTCAAAGTTGGAGTTATGCGCTTTCTTACGGTGGTTACAAAATCACTAAAAAAGAAACCGTAACTAATTAATTTGCTGGCGCACTAGACGTAAACCTTTCCGTCGGGACAAGTGTGCTAGCATATAGAGGCGCGGGTTTGAGAGTTGCCCCTTTCTTTCCCTGCGCCTAGAAATCCCCGTGTTAAAGCGGGGATTTCTGCTATCTTACGGGGTATGGCAAAAAGCAAAAGTAAATCAAGCGGGGGACATAACGATGATCGACCTAATGGCAAGGCTTGGAAAAAAATCAAAAAAGTTTCAAAAAAAACCGGCAAAACAATCGACGGTTATTCGCCTTCTAGGATTGCGATCCGTATTAGTAAACGATCCGAAAAATAAAAAATGACAACGATAGTAGCGATTCAATATGAAGATCGCGTGGTAATGGGCGCTGATAGTTTGACCACGGGAGATCGTAAGTATAGCCATCCTACTATTGCTAAAATTTCTAAGCGTAATAATTATTTAATTGGTGGTAGCGGACTTGCCGAAGCCTGTGATATTGCTCAACATATATGGAATCCGCCAAGACCAACGGCAGAGGATCGTAGGGATCTTTACCACTTTATGATTTCAAAGGTGATTCCCTCTCTCAAAAAATGTTTCAGAGATAATCAATATGATTGGCAAAAAACAGAGGGCGAAAAAGATCCAAACTTTGCTTTTTTGATTGCGGTAGGTGGACAAGTTTTTGATATATCGGACGATTTTTCGGTTATGTTAGATGAATCCGGAGTTTACGGCGTGGGACATGGCTCATCGGTGGCGATTGGGGCGATTCACGCGGGATCAAATATTGAACAAGCGTTGGAAATTGCGGCAAAAGTAGATCCATATACTGCGTCGCCTTTTATTATTTTTGAACAGAGGAAACGTGGATAAGAAAATTGTTGAAATAGTTTTAGACAGGGCTAAAGGATTTTGCGAAAAATGCGGTCAGCGCGGGGAAGACATGGCGTTACACCATAGGAAATTAAAATCTAGGGGTGGGGTAGATAGCGTGGCTAACCTCATGGTCGTACATCATAAATGCCACAATTTAGGCACGGAGAGTATTCATTCAAATCCGGAAAACGCTAAGATCAAGGGCTGGATGGTGCCGTCGTGGGCTGATCCGGCGGAATACCCAATTCACTTGCCGGATGGAAATATAGTAAGATTTTCGGAAGATGGTTCAACAGAAAAACTAGACTAGGGGACAAAATGGCTCAAATAAACGTAGTAGCAATTATTGGTAAAGATCCGGAAATAAAGTTTTTTGATACTTTTTCCGTAACCTCTTTTCCTGTTGCTTATACTCCGAGAGAAAAAAGCAAATCCGGCGAATGGTCGGATGGAGAAACAACTTGGTTTAAAGTAAGTATTGCGGGTAAAAGTGCGGAAGCGGCAGTAGATCAATTTAAAAAAGGCGATCGAGTAGTAGTTACTGGGAAGTTAAAAATTTCCTCATATATCGATAAGGCTGGCGCACAAAAACAAGGTTTGGAAATTCGCGCTGATTCAGTAGGCATAATTCCTAAAGTAGAAAAATCCGGACGATCAACAACTAAGCAGACAGGGGAAGACTTCGAATGGTAGAAAATGAAAAAGAATTACTATCTGCTAAAGAAGTAATCGAATTGCTTGGTATTAGATTTAATAACCTTCACCAAATTCAACATCGTGGCAATATTAAATGGGTTAAAAAAGATGGGCGTAAGGTTTATTATGATAAAGAAGCCGTCTATGCCTATAAAGAGCGTAGGGATAAACGCGGTAAAAAAGATAAATGAAATGTTTTGTTTGCCGACGCCAATCTAATCAAAAAATCTGCGATCGTTGCTGGTCGCGTGGTTCGGCAAACATCCAAGAATTACCAAACCTATATTTAGCATTAGAACATGAGATGATTCCGGTTAAAGGTTACGGGGAGCGCGTTCAAGGAACAAAAACCCCGCCTTTACCGGTGAGATTGGAAGTTTTGTATCTCAGGGCTGGCGATATAGAAAATATGCTTTACGCTCATGAATCGGCAATCCGGACGGCTCAAAGACATTCTACAATCGTATTTAGAGGCAATAGCGAAAAAAAGATTACTAAATCGGTGGAATATTGCGTTCATAATTGGGAGTGGATAACGCAAAATTACGAAAGTGGAGAACAATTCCTTACGGATCTATTTGCTATTTACAATCGAATTCAAAATACGTTGGGCAATAGAAGCGATGAAATTACCATCGGGATATGTCCGACATTAGATCAGGAAGAAAAACCCTGCGGCTATACCTTACGAATAGCCCCACAGGTGTTAGAATCGTTAGGCAATATACAATGCGGGTCATGCGGTACGGTATGGGAATCCACTAAATGGCGATGGTTAGGAAAGGTGCTTGAATCTTCTAATTGATATTGAGACCGCTTCTAAGTTTTTTAAAGTATCTATCGTAACTATTTATAGGTGGATCAGGGAAGATAAAATTAAAAAAAGAAATCAAAAATATCTATTTGTAGATCTTGAAAAGGCTTACGGTCGGCGACATAGACCAAAACCCCGCTTGCCAATTTGACATAAGTGTTACATAATTCCTTATGATGGGTGACGCATACTTGGGAAGGCTCTTAGTAGAGAGAATTCCTAATGATTTCCGTTTCAGAACCAACTGCGCAAGAAATAGATAATGTTTTATCGTACCTGCGTGAATTGTTAATAGATCCAAAGTTAAACGCTCGTAGGCGTATTTTGATATTAAACGAAATCGATGATTTATTAGATGATCGATTAAATCTTTCCCGCCCTAGTTGATGAACCTCGATTAATAGCGTCCCCTGTTAAATCGTTGTAGGCTACCCATCTGCCGCTCTCGCTAGGGTGGGGCTAACTTAGGGGACAAAATGGACGCTAAAAAAATAAGTGTAAAAGATTTAAAAGAATATCCTAATAATGCGCGACGCGGTAACGTTACATTATTAATGGAATCTTTAAAAGTTAATGGACAATATCGTCCTATTGTAGTTCAAAAATCAACTAATTATGTTTTAGCGGGTAATCACTTATTGCGAGCGGCAACTCAATTAGGTTGGGAAGAAATCGACGCAGTAATTATTGATTGCGACGATCAAGCGGCATTAAAAATTGTTTTAGTTGATAATAGATCCAATGATTTAGGCGAGTACAATGATGATTATTTAAAGGAATTATTGAAGGATTTAGAAAATTTTAGCGGTACGGGATATAGTCAATCAGATATAGAAGAATTAGAAAAACTTGCGGGAGTAGAACAAGAGGAAAGACCTGACATAGAATTTTCTTTAGCATTAAGAGAAGAAAATAATTATGTAATTTTAGTTTTTGATAATGCGTTAGATTGGCAATCAGCAATAACAACTTTTGATCTTAAAACTGTTAAGGCTTGGGATTCTCGCGCTGGTTTTTCTCGCGCTGGTATCGGTAGAGTAATTGCGGGAACGCCAATTCTTGATCGGTTAAATAATGTTAATAGTTAGTCCGTCTTATAAAAGATCAAAGGATGTAAAAGTCCGTAATTGGTTTTTTGATATTACATTAGCCGTACATGAATTTGAAGTTGAAGATTATAAAAAAGATCAAGGTGGAAACATTTTGGTTTTGCCGGATTCAACTCGCGGTAATATGGCTAAAGTTCGCCAACACATTCTCGATCAAGCGGGTGATGGTGAATGGGTAATAATGATGGATGATGATGTAGAAGAATTTGGATATTTTGGTAAAGCGGAAAATAAAGATAATTGGATGCCTTACGATAGAGATCAATTTATGGATTTCCTAGAAATGGGATGTAACTTAGCCGAAGAAATTGGTACAAATCTATGGGGAGTGAACGTATCGTTTGACCCACGGTTTTATCGTGAGTACACCCCTATTGCGTTATCTTCTCCGGTGCTTGGAACTTTCTGCGTACAAAAGAAAACCGACGGCATTAGTTACGATATGCGATTAGGCTTAAAAGAAGATTACGATATATTTCTTCAACACTTACATAAATTTCATAAGGTATTAAGAATTAA